TCAACAATATAATACATAACCTTAATTACTTAGATATTAAATATAAAATAAAATATCTAGCTAACCAAACTTGTTTTATTGTTTATTAACTACAAAGTTGTTAACAGGAAAATATAGAAATCCTCCTTGATTAACAAAAGGTAAATATTTAGTTGTTAAAGATTCAATAATAGACATACTTGGTGCTTCCCACCATATATCTAAAACAACTATATCATATGTTTTTTCTGGAATAAATGTTAATATATCATCTAATATTATATTAACATTATTATTTAAATAACCTAATTGATTATTTATATTAATTACATTTTGATCATTTTCTATAACATCAACTTGTGCGAAATCTTGACTAACATAAGCTTGAGTTCCTAATCCTAATCCACCAATTAAAATTGAACTATATTCAATATCTAATAATTCATTTGAATATATAGTAATATAATCAGGATTATCCATAATACATTTATTATCAGGATACCATAATTCTAAATAACTTATACCTGCTCTATTTTTTAAGATATATCCATTATTATTCACAGGTTCATTTAATATATGATTAAATATACCTTGTGCGTTATTTAGCTTATTAATTAAATTCTGTTTATTAATCATTTTTTAAAATATTAAATAGCAGCTCCAGCATCAGCATATATTGTTGAAGCAGTACCTGAAGTTATTGTATATGTAGCTGTAGCTGAAGCATTTTGACCAATATTTGAATCAAAGGCATATTCACCTCCTCCTTGTGTTGTACCAATAGCAGCTGTAGCTGATTGACAAACACTAACAGCTTTTGGACCAGTAGTATGAGATATTTCTATTGTATCACCAGCAATAACAGTAAATGATCCATTAGCATCAATACCACCTGAAGATATTGAACTTCCGTTTTTAAGTACTTGATATGAAGCTCCAGCACATCCTCCTAATGAAGCTTGCCAATAAACAGTTTTAGTTGATGCTCCTGATTGAGAAGGTGTAATACTAGGTGTGACAGAAGGTGTTACACTAGCTGATGGTGTAACACTTGGTGTTACTGTATTACTTGGAGTCACAGAAGGAGTTATACTTGGTGTAACAGAAGATGTAATTGTAGGAGTTACACTTGGTGTAGCTGTATTACTTGGTGTTACACTTGGAGTTGGAGTTGGAGGTTCATAATAAACACTAGTTGAGTAAGCGCTTATTCCACACTTTCCAGCTTGGTTTATTCTAAAATATGTTGGTCCACCAGCTATTAATGATACTGTTCTAGGTGAATTACATCCTGATGTATCACTACTCCATGTTGAATTATCTGTTGATTTTTGTATAGTAGTAGAATAACAAGCATCACCACAACTAGGTAAAGTAAAGTAAACATTAACATTTCCTCCACCAGCGTCTGTTATGCTAGTAATTGTTGGTGTATTACAAATACAAGAAGTAGATGGAGTAACACTTGGAGTAGCTGTGTTACTTGGTGTCACACTAGGTGTAGCTGTGTTGCTTGGTGTTACACTTGGAGTCACACTTGGAGTAACTGAGGCTGTTCTTGATGGTGTAATACTTGGAGTAGCAGTATTACTTGGAGTCACACTAGCTGTTATTGAAGGTGTTACACTTGGAGTAGATGATGGTGTTACTGTGTTACTTGGAGTTACACTAGCTGTTCTTGAAGGTGTTACTGATGGAGTTGTTGTATTACTTGGTGTTACACTAGCTGTGACACTTGGTGTAACTGAAGGTGTAGTTGTATTACTAGGTGTAACTGAAGGTGTTACAGATGATGTATTACTTGGAGTAACAGATGGAGTAGCAGTATTACTTGGAGTAACAGATGGTGTTGTACTTGGAGTAGACGTCACACTTGGAGAAGGTGAAGTTGATGGTGATGGTGGATTACAATTTAAAGCTACTTTAGTACCTGATGTACTTGTAGACCAATATAAATTGACATCTAATGTTGTCGCATTACCTGATGTTCTAGTTATACTATAAGGCCAAGATTGAGCAGGAGATAATGTTAAATATGTTGAACTATAATTAACAAATCCTTCACCAGCTGCTACTGATAATGAACTAAATGGACTATTAGTACTAAAGTTACCATTTGTACCTGGAGCAACTCCTGCGCCTAACCAAACATACATTGTTGTACTAGTATTATTAGTTAATGTACCTTGTGGAGCAGTATCAAAATAAGAATACCAAGGTAAGCTACCTGATACTAATCCACAATCTGGAGGATATGGAGTTGATGTAGGTGTAATTGTTGGTGTAGGTGTGATACTTGGAGTAGCTGTACTTGAAGGAGTCACACTTGGAGTAATTGATGGAGTAACTGTATTACTTGGAGTTACACTAGGTGTAACTGTGTTACTAGGTGTAACTGAAGCTGTTATAGATGGAGTCACACTAGGTGTGGCTGTGTTACTAGGTGTAGTAGAAGCAGTCACACTAGGTGTTGTTGTATTTGATGGAGTCACACTAGTGGTTCTACTTGGAGTCACACTAGGCGTTGCTGTATTTGATGGAGTCACACTAGCAGTTCTACTTGGAGTCACACTAGGTGTGGCTGTGTTACTAGGTGTAACAGTGATACTTGGAGTCACACTTGCTGAAGCACCAGCAGTCATAGAAGGAGTTGGTGTTATACTTGGAGTAACAGAAGCAGTCGCGCTAGGTGTATTACTAGGTGTTGTTGTATTTGATGGAGTAACAGAGGCAGTAACACTAGGTGTGTTACTAGGTGTGGCTGTGTTAGATGGTGTAACAGTTGCTGTTACTGATGGAGTTACTGAAGGAGTAGATGAAGCAGTAACACTAGGTGTGTTACTAGGTGTTATACTTGGTGTAGATGTTATACTTGGAGTAACACTAGCTGTATTTCCAGGAGTTACTGAAGGTGTTGAAGTTATAGATGGTGTAGTACTAGCTGTTTGTGATGGTGTTACACTAATACTTGATGTTACAGAAGGAGTTGGTGTTGCAGTATTAGAAGGTGTCACACTAATACTAGCTGTATTAGATGGTGTTATACTAATAGTTGGAGTAACACTTGGAGTAACAGTTGGTGTTGGTGAATTAGATGGAGTAGTTGGAGGTGTAGGTAATATTAAATCTATTTCTTCACGAATAACTCCATAGTCAACAACATATGGTTGAGGTTGAACTCTATTAGTGTTTTCATCTGCTGGTATTCTAGCAAATTGAAATGGGTCTATTAAATATGATGATAAATTTGGAAATGTTCTTTCTGTATCTTGAATTGATCGTAAATTTGTATCTTTAATTCCTGGTGTTGTTCTTATATTATTGTTATAAACATCATTTATAGGACCAGTTAATTGCCATAATAAAGTTGTAATCAAATAATGATTAGTAATATTTTTATCTTTAGAAAAAGTATTATAAGTATTATAATTTACTTCAATAATATATGGTTGAGTTGAATTTTTTAATTGAGCAAAATATCTAACAAAAAATCCTTTAGTATAATTATCCTCAGTTGGAAATATAAAATCACTTTTAAGTAACGGTGTACTTAAATCATCAGTGAAACGTTTAGTATAATTAACTCCAACAGGACTATTTTTAGTCATAGCCTCAAATGAAAAATTAGGAGTTGGAGTAGTAGTTGTTAATAAAAAAGAATTAACAGTATGTTCTTTATCAGACCAATATCTTCCTTGATTATCTTTATGATAAAAACCTTTATAAGGTTGTTGATTATATGATATAACAAACTGATTCCCTTGTGTATATCCTGTTTCTACTATTTGTGATGATGATATATACATGTTTGTTATGGTTGTTTTTTAATAGACCAGCTTAAAGTATTTTTTTCTAAATATCTAGGTTCTCCTGATCCATCTGGTGATATATAATAATAGTTTCCTTCAGTTTTAATTATATGAGAATTACGTGACTCATCTTTAAGATTATTTTCTCTATTATTATCATCTTCATTTTTAAATTTAATAACATTATATACATCAATATATAAAGCAGCTGTTGGAGAAGCACTTGTTACACCTAATTTAGATTCATTACTAATATCTGGTATTCCATTTGCTTTTCCAAATAAACCTGGATAGTTTTTTTCAAGATATTCATTATATACAAATTCTCTATATTTAGCGTATAAAGCATTTGAATTTAAAGTTGTAACTTCTTTACTAGATACATTAACAGAACTTGATGGGTTATCTCTAGGAGGAAGTGTTATTAAATATGTGTATGATTTTGTGTAATTATTTAATATAAATTCTTTAAATTCACCATTTGTAGCTAATCCATTTTTATAAACAAATATAGATTGTCTATAAGCATTTTGATATTGATTCCATTCTCCTTCTCTTCTTATAGCAGCTGCATTTGGGTTCGCAGTTGATTCAGCTACTGCTTGTTGGTTGTTATTAGTAGCTGCTTGTTGTGATGGTTTTAATTGATTAAATTTATTTTTGTCAAGAACAAAATCATTAAAAGCTTTAAAATCAAATGTTGTTTTAGTTCCTGTAGTCACATCTGTATAAACAGCTATTTCATTTTTTGTTTGAGGAAAGTTAGGTAAATTTAATGGTTTTAAAGCAGCAATCCATTTATCAAGATAAACTTCAAATTTATCATATGTTCCATTAGTGATGAAAGTTCCTATACTATTTGTATTAAGTAAAACCTCATCAAAATCAATCATAAGATAAAAAGTATTATCATCTGTTTGATAAGCAGTTCTATTTTTTGGTCTAGCCATAGCTTTAGTTAAATAAACTAAATAATCAGCCATAGCCATAGATAAATAAGAATTAGTTTTAGATTGTTCTTTAATTAACTTTATAGCTTGTTTTAACTTATTTTTATCACCTAATTTATCTTCATAATTATCATTATCTAATAAACATATTTGGGTTTTTAATGTTGTAACCCAATCATTATTTTGTAAAGAATGAGATACTCCAGTTATAATAAATCCAATATTACTTTTACTATATTGGATAGGTAATATTGAATCATCAATTGTAAAAATCTGTCCTATAATAAAACCAGCTATTCCATCTAAAGTTATTTCTAGTTCAAAAGGAATTAAAGCTTTAAAATCAACATCTTTTCCATTTAACTGGAATGTATATGTTTTTAATAAACTACTAGCATTTATTACTTCATTTGGTGATGGTACTCTAACAACATTCCAAGATGTTTTTGTTCCATCTACATTAGTAAAAGGTGTACCTAAAACTTTACGTTGAATATATCCTGTTAAAGAAGCTATATTATTGTAAATTCCATAATAATATAATACTTCAGGACTAAGTTTAGTACCATTTACTTCAACACTTTGGTTAGAACCGTCGTCAGGAGCTATAGTGATATTATTTATAACTCTATCTCTTAATCCTTTATTAAATTGCTGTTGAGTTGAAGAATAGATATCCCCTACATTTTGATTTTGTCCAGAAGCAGCAGCTCCAATAGCTATCATTGAGGCTTGTTCTGAATATATACGGGAATTAATTCTAACATCTCTACAAATACTTTTTAATCCTAGTAAGTCAAATTTAAATTTACTATTTTTTGAACCATTTGGATCTGTAGATAATTCTAAGTATTTAGCGTCAATTATTTGAACAATATTTTTATTAGTGTATAATTGGAAGTCATTAATACCACCTAAAGCTACAGATATTTGTTCTAATAATTCTTTTAAAAATTCAATAACAGATACACCATCACTACTTCCAGCTTTAGATCTATATATTTCAATTATTTTATTAATAGACACATATATATTACCTATTTGACCTATAGTGACTGTTTTTTTACTACCTTTTATAGATTTTGTAAATGAGAAAGTTGGATTAATATGAGCTTCATCAGACCATTCTGTTTTATCTCCATCTGTTGGATGAGAAGTGATTCCCATTTTATAAAACGCAGGATCAAATCCTAAATCTTTATTTGGATCTTTAGAATCTTTTAAATCTACTATAAATGTAGCTGAATCATTTCTAATTAAACATGTTGTTGGATCAATTGAAACTGAATCTTCACTAGCTAAACATGGTGTTTCAGCTGGTATTATTATATCAACAACATTTTTCTTTGTATTTTTATCTTTAGGGAGAAAATAAGTGTTTAGTAATTCTACAACTTGGTCTAAAACTATATATTCAATAGCTGTACCATCATTTCCTCCATCAGTTGGTTTTAACCAAATATTAGCATGAAAATCAGGATCAGTATAGTTTTCTATACGTCCATTAATATATCTTTTAAAAGGAATTTTAGCAACTGTTTCTTTAATTTCTTTAAAAGTTTTATCTACTTGTTCTTGAATTTTTTTATTATTTTCTTTTCTTACAGCGGTGTTATCTTTAATAGCATCATCAAATTGGACATAAAATTCTCCTTTTTGATCAAATACTTCAGTTTGATTATCATGTGCTTTTATATTTAAGAATATTTTTTCAAATAAACTTAAAGTAGGTTTTTCATTAGCATTACCATCAGCACTTATTTTGTTCTCTAAATAAACTTCTTCTTGTGAACTAGCTATTGATCCAACTATAGTGTATGGATTACTACTAGCTTTTATATTAGATATAGCTTCACCACGAGAAATTAATGTTGTTGTACATTCAAAACCTCCATTTGACATTAATTGCCAAGAAAAGTTTTGAATATAACCTAACATAGCATCATAATTGCCTTTATTATCTTTAATTCCTTTTTCTATTTTATCATATATAACATCTTCAGAAGATACTGAGAATGGATCAACAGGCAGGTCTGTAAAATTTTTAATTGACACGTCATTAGGATATGAATTAATACCATTAATTCCAACACCATGTGTTAAGTATTGAGACCATCCCCATTCAAGAAGAACAGTATATCCTACTCTCATAAATAGAATTTCTAATTCTTCTAACTGATGTTTATCCCAACAATAAAATTTAATAGTAGCTTGTCTTAAAGAACCATAAGCCCCTTTATTCATAATATTAACTGATGATATACCAGGCATTGGTCTATAACCAAATGGTCTAACATCATCTTTACTTTTAAAAAAGCCTTCATCTATGTTACTAGCGTAAACAGCTCCTTTAGAACCAACACCTTCTCTTAAATTAAAGCCATTATTTTCTTTATTGTAATATAAAGTACCGCCTTCTAAAACATATTTTTTAGCTAATTGATCACCAGTATATGTAAATTTAGTACCAGTAACTTTTCCAGTAGTTTTGTCTTTTATAGAAACAGGAAAAACATCTGCATTAACAAATGATGTCATTCTAGTCCAACCATTTTTACCTGTTGTATAACGTAAAAAATCATCTCCTCTAGGAGCAATACCTACTTTATTGTCCTCTATTTGTGCTACAACTTTTTCACGAGCTTTAAGTTGAGCGGCTATAACTGGGTCGATAGTGCCTTTAAAAATGGACATAACTATATTAAGAATTTAATTGATTGAAATTATTAATTATTGTAGTAATATCTGTTGGTATTCGTAATTGATAACCAAGAGTTGGGTACAATGAATCATTAGGTAAATCAGGATTAGCTACAGATAATATCCACCATAATGTTGAATCATTATAGAATTGATAAGCTAGATTGTCTAATCTGTCTCCACGCATAGTATATAGATAAACATCATTTTCTGATAATGGTATATCAGGATAACGAACTGATTCTCTATATTTTATTGCTTTAGGGTACTGTACAGTGGGTACAGTTTCAATTATCGGTACATTATTATAGCGTTCCATGATAATAAATATGACCTTTATTAAGGATTTTTTATCCTAAATATTTATTCTCTGTTGTACCTTTTTTAGCAAAGTATGGATAACGCTTAGAATCCGGTGTAATAAACGGTGTATTGTAATCTGGTTTGCCGTTTGTGTATTTAGCTTTTCTTGGTAAAAATGTATGAATTGGTTTAAATGATAAACCTACTTTAATATGTTTAGGTGTTTCATATTGATCATTAAAATTGCCATCTTCACCTAATCCAATTTCCCAATGTGTATCTAAGAAACCAGATAATTTAATATCAGTAAATACACCTGGTTGACGTAATAGATATTCACCAACTGTTAAATAACCTATATTACCTCTCATTTTATTAGCTGATGAGTAATCTGGAGTAAATGTAGACATTAAATAGTTTAATTTTCTATATAATGGTTTCATTTCAGCTTCAGAATGAGCATATAATGTGAATGATACACTAATATCTCTTGTAAAACCTTCATATACATAAAATTCCTCACCACGTCCCATATAACGATATGAATTCCATTTAGCATTCATACCATCATTAAAATCGTCTAAATAAGCTCTAAAAGCTAAAACTTGAGTATTATCAACTCCTGGAGTACCATCATTATTTAAAAATTCAAATCGGAATTTAATTATATCATTACCATAAATTCCATCTATTTGATCTTTATAATCAGATAACACATCTGAGGCTTTTTTATTTCCTTTTTCATTGGTATAAAAAGTTTTGCCATCTGTTATATCAATAACATTTATAGCGTCTATTTTTTTAAAAGTTCCTGTTGTACCTATTCTTTTTTCTATATTATATCCTGCTATTATGTTGTTATATGTTAATATAGAATTATTTAATTGTGATTGTAAATTATCTTCTAATTTAGCTTGTTTGGCTTCAGTGATATCTTCACTAAGTAAAGGACTAAAACCATTAAACACAAGTTTATTATTATTAGCTTGAGTTATAGTAGTTCTTATAGAAGTTGTATTAATTGTTGTACTTCCTAAACCATAAACTGAAGATGCTCCACCTTTATATTCTCTTAAAGTTACTGGTTTAGAACTATCATTATTAATAATAGCTAAATAGCGAACTAATCTATTAGTATTAAATTGAGGATTTTTACTTGGTGTTACTCGAATATTATAATAATTGGCTCCTTGAAGAGTATTATTTTCAATAACTATTTTTTCATAATTATATCCTTTCACATTACTTAAACTATCTCCTTCAAAAAATCCAACACCACCAACTGGAAGGATACCATGACGTATAATATGACCTCCTAAAGCGTTTATTGGAACTTGAGTTAATGTATTTAAACCCAAATTATATAATTGAGTATTATTATTACTTAACGTTCTAAAATTTTGTAATTGCTCTAATCTTGGATTAGATTTTTGTAATCCAACTTGTTTAATTATAAATAAAGCTCCTTTCCCAGAAAGTAAAAATTTACCAATACGAGCTGTATCTCTAACAGATGATATCCCTACATTTAAAACTCCACCACGTATTAAACCATCATCAAATGACGTGTACTTAATTCTAGGTACTTCAGGTTTATTATTAAATGGCTGGTTATAATATTGGGATAATTTTGACCAGTTGTTATTTAAATTTAAAAACGGCATCTATTAGTTTTGTTTTAGTATCTTCCTTCTTTTGGACCAGCTTTTATATATTCATTTCCTACTGGTAATCCATTAGCATCTAGAGTAGAAGCAGGTACAAATACTGTGAATCGTCCTTTACCATATTTTCTACCAGATATTAAATCTTGAGAAGATTTTAAAATATTATTACTAGCTAAGGCTTGAATATTAGATGTTGCCATTTGACTTACATTTTCAAAATTAGCTAATGGTTTTCCTCCATTACCTAAATCACTAAAAGCTAATCTTTTTTCAAGAGTTAATCCAGTACCAGTAGATGAATTAAAAGTAGTTGAACTATTATTTGTACCTAAAGTATTAACATACTGTTGAGGAGTTGTTCCATTTAAATCTAATTTAGATGGATTAACTTTAACTGTTGTTCCTCCTTGTCCATATGTTCTACCAAGAGTTAAATCTTGTGAAGATATTATAGCGTTATTTTTAGCTAACGCTTGAATATTAGAAGAAGTTTTTTGTCCTTCGTTTTCAAAATTAGGACCTGGTTGTCCTTTTAAACTATAGTTACTAGTTGATAATTTATCGAATAATGCCATGATATTATTATTTTATATAAATATTAATTTTCTAAAACTGATTTACCATATTGATTTAAAGCGTTGTTCATTTTTTCAGGACCTACTTGTATATTCACTGGTCTGATAGCTAAATTTTCTAATAATTCATTAGTTTTCTTATCAGCTTCTTTTTTAGCGGCTTTTTCAGCTTCTTCTTTTTCTCTATCAGCTTTCATCTCAGTAATTAATCCATACACACCACCCACAAGACCACCAATAGCTGCTCCCCATGGTCCAAACATCATTCCCATACCAGCACCTGTAGCTGCTCCGCCTAAAGCGCCAACAGCTGTTCTAGCTCCTCCTGGTTCCATACCTGAAGATACCATATTTAAAGCCATACCCGCCATACCTAATCCTCCTCCTATCATCATATTTCTCATACCCATAGCTCCTTGAGCTTGTTGAGCAGCAGTCACAGAAGCATTTGATACAAATCTACCATTAGCTCCAATATATCTTCCAGCGGCATTTTGTGTTATACCGCCTGGTAAAGCTCCACCTGTAAATCCAAGACCAGGTGTATATCCAGTTCTAGCTCCCATTCCTCCAATTGCTCCTTGCATACGAACAACCATTGGATTTGGATCTGTACCACGTTGGAAAAATAATCCTTTTAAACCACCAGCCATTAATCTAGTAGTAGCTAATAATAATGGAGCACCTAAAATAGCAGCTCCTAAAGCATTACCTAAACCACCACCAGTCATTTTACTAAAAGCACCAAATATACTCTCTACAAATTTAAGTCCTTTTTCTAAGTATTTAAATATTGTAGCCATTGGACCAGCGGCTATTCTTTCTAATACAGATTTTATTTTTTCAAAAGTATATTTTTGTAATTCAGCTAATGATTTTGCTTCAAGATCTTTTCTAACGCTTTCTTCAATTGTTATACCTCTCTTATCTGCTAAAGCTAATGCTTCAGTAGCTGATTTAGATATGTCAACTCCTAATTTAGCTTCAAGTTCTTTTTTACGAAGCATATCACCCATTTCACCAGCTGTCATCCCGAATGCTTCAGCGTAGGCTTTTCTTTGAATTGTATTTAACTTTTCAAAGTCATGAATATTACCAACTTGTTTAGATATTTCATTTGTTAATTTAGCTGTATCTCCTGATAATGCTGCTGATCTAGCTTTTTCTAAATTAATTGCTTTACCAGTTAATAATTCAGCTTTAAGTTCACTTTCAATTGATGTTTCAAAATTAAGTAATGATTCACCAATTTTATCTACTTGATCTAATGTTAAACCTAATCTATCAGCTTGTTGAACAGCTTTAGCTAATTCACCAACATTACCTTTAAACCTAGTTAATATATCACCACTAATTGAACTTACTTTTTGTAGTACTTTTTGATAACTCATTGAGCCACCAAATTGTCTTTTCTGTTCATTAGCAGTTCTAATAACTGTATTTAAAATATCATCATTTGTTTGATTTGTTTCTCTTGCTAATGTAGCTAAATGAGCATTTTGTTCTTCACTTATACCATAATAATGAGATAATTTTTCAGCTGTGATAGCTTCTTTTTCAGTAAATACAATTGATGTACCTAATGCTTCATTTAATTTAGCTCTACCTTCTAATATTCTAGCTTCAGTTACAAAAGCATTTCTTTGTTCTGAAGCATATTTAAAAGCATTCTCATATAAAACTTGAGATTGCTCTTTATTTATACCTAATTGTTTACCTTGATCAGTTATTCTTTGATTAACACCACCATATAAGTCATAGAATTTCTTAACTAAAGCTATTTGGGCTGTTAATAATACTAAAGGATCAGAAAATGATTTAAATAAACTTTTACCTAAACTTTTTATACCAGAAGTCATTGTTTGAATCTTAACACCTAAAGTGTCTACATTCTTTCCTGATTCTTGTAAATTTTTAGCTGTATCATAAGCAGCTACTTTAGCTTTTTTAAGAGATTCTTCAACAATAGTACCACTAAAGCCTATTTTTTCCATTAAACCAGCTGATCCTTTAAGAAGAGTACCTGTTAAACCAACAGCTTTATTTAATGATTTTTGTTGGTCAATTTTTTGATTTACTAATTTTAAAGTTTCTAGCTCATTTTTGAATCCTTCCTTAGCAGCAGCTAAAAGAATTTGTTCTTGATCAGTTAACTTTCGTGTGGCTTCTATTTGTTGTTTCTCAGTAAGTAATCTTTTTCCAGCTGTTTGTAAGCTTTCTAAAGCTTTAGTAGCTCTAACTCGTTCTTTTTCTAACTGTTTTATATCTAACTCAACTAATTCTTCAGCATCATCAACTAATCTATCAGAAATACTTTCTATAATACCATACTGTTTTCTAACTTCTTTAGTATAGTTAACACCTCCCTTTAATTCATTATTTATCTCCTTAATCAAGTCCCTTTGATCTTTAATAAGATCATTAAGTGCTTGTTGTAATTGTACTTCTTGTTGAGTAGGCATCTAGTGAATTAGTTTATATCGGGTATAAATATGAGAGCGCCTTATTTTTTAGGCGCTCTTGCTTTAAATGCGAAATCTGGAATTGGTGGTTTATCTTTTGGTTTTCTATTAGATTGTGATAATTCTTTATTGTTAGATGAACCAAATTTTTTATCTATTTCTTCTTGTTGTTTTTCAGCCATTTCACTTAATTTCTGTAAATAATAACGTCTATATCTTATAGGCATATCATATACTTCATCATGTGTAAAACCACCTTGGCTGTGATAACATAGTAATATTATTTCATCTAATATTACTTTTTTATAATCAGGCGTCAGGCCAAAAAAAGTTAACCCCAATTGGTAAGTCAACGCCCTCCACTACGTCGCCGTTAGATTTTGTAGCATCAATTTTTAAATCAACATCTGGCATTATTTTACTGATATGTTCACGTAATGCTTTAACATCTCTAGCTAACATATTTTCACAAAATTCTCTAACATTAGCTAAATCACTATCTCCATTAACAGCTACAATAGTATGTTTTAAACGAGTAGTAATATCATATGAACCTTGAGAGTTTACTTTTTCTAAACCTTTAATTTCTTTATCAATTTTTTGTTCATCACCATGTGTTAATAATCTAAAAGTAACTGTTACTTTAGAAAAAGGTAATTGGAAATTAAACTCATTTTTACCTTTAGTAAATAATGATTCATCAATCACTTTAGGTTCAAGTGTTGTTAAATCAGCTGTTAATTTTTCAACTTTACCTGTGATTGGATCTGTCCATAAAAAGTCATAATCTTTACCATAACCTAAAATACGGGCAGCTATTAAGATAGCATTTTTATCACCATTTAATAATTCATTGTAATTAATAGGAGTTATAATCATTGATTGTAATAATTTATCAATAACAATACCTTGACGAATGAAGTTAGAATTTGAAAGAATATCTTCTTCCTTAGCTGTCATATACTTCATTTCAATAACTCCAGATGATAAAGGAGATTCAGGTGGATAAAACAAACCTTTAGAAGGTAAGTCAATTTGTTCTGTTGGGTATTTAAATTTTTGTTCCATAACGTTTCATAAATGTTTATATATATAAATATATAAAAATAAAAGAAGCCGTCCATTTGGACGACTCCTTTAAAGTTATATTTTGTACTAAATTAGTAGTTCAAGATACAATAATCCATAGCGATTGTGGTACTGATGCTTACATAAGCTTCATTTGCCCAATCGTATTCACCAAAGTTAGCTTCTTTAACATAAGCACCTTTGATAATCCACTCACCTACTACATCACCTACTGGACCTAAAATGTCTAAACGTAAGTCTTTTTTATAGAAGTCTGAGTAACCATCACGGCCTGTTACTGATTCATGAGCTAAACGAGCCCATTCCATTACAGCTTGAGCACCACTTGGTGTTACTGGATCGTAAAGTTCTAATGTCATGTCATTCCATCTAACTTTACCTTTTACTTTACGGTAAACGTTGATATGATCTAAAACAATCTCACCAGCATTGAATGAAGGTGAAGATGCTTTTCTAATCATGTATGTTGGAATACCATCAATATACATTAAGAAGCGATTTTGAACTTTAGGTTCAAACGCGGTGAACATTATTTCTGTAGGGTCTAATACTGCCATTTTATTATTTGTTTAATATAAATATTAATGTTTTAAACTTATGAACCGAATTCTACACCAGTTGGTAAGATGTTGAAATCTAATAAGATAAATTCAGCTGTTCTAGTTGGTTGTAAATAAATTTGACCTACTAACTGATTTCTATCAATTACATCTGGTGTGTTATTAGTTTCATCCATTACTACTTTGAACGCGTATAAACCTTGACGTTGTTGTACTGATTCTAAGTATGGAGTAACTTGAGATAAGAATTTATTTCTTGTTACAGTTGTATTTTGTTCAAATACTAATGTTGAAGCTACGTTACCAATATATCTCTTAAGAGCAATTAATAAACGACGAACATTAATACGATCTAAAGCTGAAGCTTTTTGTTGTAATGTTTTCTGACCAAATGCTGTAACACCCACATTAGGGAAAGTAGCGATTGGGTTAACTTTACCAGCATATAAATTATCACGGTTAGTTGGAGATAATTTTCTTTCTGCTTGGATAACACCACCTAAACCACCACGGTTTAAACCTGCTGGGGCAAACCATTCAGCACTTACATTATCATTGAAAGCATAAACACCAGCCATAACAGTTGAAGTAGGTACCCAAACTAATTTACCAGTTTCTTGAGATACTACTTGAACCCAAGGCCAATAAGCACCAGCATAGTTAGTGTCCATACCAGCAGCTACGTTTGTTGGAGTTCCAATTGAAGAGTTATAAACACATAAGTCAGTAATATAGAAATAATCACCTCTTTCTTCAGCATTTTGAATAAAGTCAGCTACTACTGTATGTTGGTTTTTGATCAAACCTGGAGTGATTAATAATTCATAATCATATTCATCTTTGTTAGCTAAGATATTACTAGATGTAACATACATATCACTAACTAAACCTTGTGTTGTTGATCCAATATTACCAAATAAAGTAGGACCTACATAAGGAATATCATTACCAGAAGCACCAGCAAATGAACCACCATAAGAACCACTACCTGCTTGAGGTAATGAAGCTGAGTAACTTTGTAAAGTAACAGCATCTGTACCTACACCACCTGCGTTATTTAAATAATTTGGAGTTGGTTTGTTCACAGATTTAACTCTAACGTAACGGCTATTATTTGGATAATCACCAGTAATTTGAATATAATAACCACCCATATCAGCATCATACTGAATATTTTTAGATTGGTTACCAATTACATTTTCAATATAATTTGGAGTGTTTGGATCTAATGATACGTTTGTATATGTTTCTAAAATAACAGGAGTGTTTGTATTATCATCACCACGGTGAACTAATAAAGTGAATTGTCCACTTGATGTGTTTACATTTCTAACTTCCCATTTCACGTTCTCTAAAGAACCACTTGATAATGATCCATTACTTAAAATAGAACTTGTATTATTAGCCATAATACCATAGTTCAATGTTTCAAGAACAAATGAAGCTGTATTATTAGATACTGTACTTCCACTTGTCCAAATACTAGCAGATGCTGGTGTAAATGAACCACTAGTTACTCTTGTTACTAATATTGTTTCACCACCTTGTTGGAAGTAGTTATAAGCAGCTACTGAAGTTAAAAACTCATAAGTAGCACCACCACTAACAAATGAACCACCAAATCGGTTAATATAATCACTATAAGATGTAACTACAGTTGGAATGTTTGGTTGTCCTTTAACAGTAGGGCCTACTAAAGCTAAACCAACGGTCACTGGTAACTGAGTTATTTGAGATAAGTCGTTCTCTCTTGTAAGAACGCCTGGTGAGATTAATGTTTCTTGCGCCATGTTTTAATTAGATTTATGTCTAATGATAAATATGTAAACTATTCTGTAAAACGAAAAAGCCCAGTCATTTCTGACATGGGCCTTTTCTATTTACTCCTAACACCTAACGATAAATATATTAAGATATTTCTCCTGTATCAAGGTTAATTGTTCCGTTACCATATTTGTCAGATAACTGTTTTGCTAAAACTGATTCTTTTTCAGATAATTGAGCACTTTGTAATAATAATGCTTGTTTATCTTTTTCAATATTAGCTTTTTGTAATTCTAATTCACCTAAAGATACAGCTAAATTATTATATTCTATTTTAATAGATTTAATAGTTTCTAATTCTTCTGCTGTTAATTTTTTTACTTCACTCATAACTTATTTTTTAGTTGTTTTTTTAACAGCTGGTTTTTTAGTAGCTGGTTTTTTAGTTGTTGATTTTTTAGCTGATTTTTTAGCAGCTTCAGTGTATTCTTTAATTGTTGATAAAGCTGGAGTTGATTCTGGAGCTAAATCTTCAACATGAGAATTTTGTTCATTTTTAGTTTTAGAAGCTTTAAAAACTACAACAGCTGTAATTAATAATAAAGAAATAATAATGATGGTTACCATAATAATTTATTTAAGTTTAACATTTTGTGTATATAAATATATAAAAAGAAATTAAGACATCCAAACTTATTAAAATTTTATTGGTAAACAACCAACACATGGTGATGGTTGGTTAATTTTTTCATTAGGATCTATTACCCAATTTTGACCATCATAATATTGATAATATACACTAAAATAACCACGTTTACTTAAAGTTAAGTATAAGTTCCAAGTGAATACATTATCAAAAGTATACCCTGAAATGTCTATGTTAAAGTTACTTTTAGAATGATTTGTTAAATCTATATTTTTAAATAAAGGTAATCCTTGGACAGAACATAAAGTACCTATATTACTTAAATTACTACTTAAATCCATAAATAAATCTAAATTTGGTTTATCACCTATTTCATCAAGCATACCATAATATATAATATGATATTTATGTCCTAAATTAATTAGATTTTGCATAGCTACTGCCCAATCTCCATTAATAATACTAACATTAGTAGTTGTATTTAAACCTAAAGACCAATGAAGAGCATTAGCATATAATGAATCATTTATCTCAATACCTGTATATGATTTAATTCCTAAATCAATAAATTTTTGAGCACTATATCCTAAACCAAATCCTACATCTAAAACATTAATTTTTGATGGTACTAAACCTGTTTGTTCTATTAATGATGATGCTGATGATGTTTCTATATTATAAAATCCTTCATGAGCTATAGTAGAGGAAATTTTTAAACCACTAGATCTATTTTTAGTATAATGTATTTTATCACCATTATGTATATTTTTTATAATGATAGTGTTATTATTTTTTTTCTTAAGTTTTGAGAATCCCATATCTAATTTTTTATTTTATTAAAAACAATAACCATATCCAAATTTAGATACACTAACTGTAATAGCTAAATCTATATTTTGTGTAACAGTAAATGAATATGGACTACCAGAACAACTTCCGTCTGTTGATTCACAAAAACTGAAATTATTAGTATCTGGACAAGCATCTGTATTAGAAGAAAGATCAAATGATATACCATTACCTATTCCAAAAGCACAATCCACAACAGCTATATAAAGAGTTGTATTATAAGCTATATTATCAATATAACCAGCGTAAGCACATCCATTATTAGTTGGACAATACATAGCACTATATATATCACTCCAGTTAACACAGTCAGTACTATATACTATAGTCCATCCATTTCCTGTAGCAGGTGTATATTGATCACCATAGAAAGAAATAGTATAAGTAGCTACTGATGGTGATGGAGTAACACTAGGTGTTTTACTTGGTGTTATACTTGGTGTTACTGAAGGTGTAGCTGATGGTGGATTATAATAATAACCTGCTGAGTAAGCACTTGTTCCACAAGCACCAACTTGTTGTATTCTAACATAGAATGGAGCTGAATATGGTGGTGTTACTACTCTAGGTGATGTACATCCACCTGTATTACTATTAGCCCAGTTAACATTGTCTGTTGAATATTGAATATTTGTAGCTGTACACCCTCCACAACTTGGTAAACTAAATGCTATACTTATTTGGCCTCCGCCAGCATTTGTTATACTAGTAATTGTTGGTGTATTACAAATACAAGAGGTAGAAGGTGTAATACTAGGTGTTCTACTAGGTGTTACACTTGGAGTAGCTGTATTACTTGGTGTGACAGAAGCTGTTCTAGAAGGTGTAATACTAGGTGTTCTACTAGGTGTTGCTGTGTTACTTGGTGTCACTGTTGGAGTAATACTTGCTGTACGTGATGGTGTTATTGATGGAGTAGCAGTATTACTTGGAGTAACTGTAGGTGTTATACTAGCAGTTCTACTTGGTGTTACTGATGGAGTGGCAGTGTTACTTGGAGTAACAGTTGGAGTAATAGAAGCAGTTCTACTTGGTGTTACTGATGGAGTGGCAGTGTTACTTGGAGTAACAGTTGGAGTAATAGAAGCAGTTCTACTTGGAGTCACACTTGGTGTAGTTGTATTACTTGGAGTAACAGTTGGAGTAATAGAGGCTGTTCTACTTGGAGTCACACTTGGTGTTGCTGTATTACTTGGAGTAATTGAAGCTGTTATACTTGGTGTTACTGTATTTGATGGAGTTATACTCGCAGTTCTACTTGGTGTCACTGATGGAGTAGCAGTGTTACTTGGAGTTATACTTGCTGTAATACTAGGAGTGACAGTATTTGAAGGTGTCACACTAGCTGTTATACTAGGAGTAACAGAAGCTGATGGTGTTACACTAGCTGTTCTTGTAGGTGTAATACTAGGTGTAGCAGTGTTACTTGGTGTTACACTAGCTGTTATAGATGGAGTAACTGTGTTTGAAGGTGTCACACTAGCTGTTCTACTTGGAGTCACACTTGGTGTTGCTGTATTACTAGGAGTAATTGAAGCTGTTATACTAGGAGTGACAGTGTTACTAGGAGTTACACTTGCTGTTCTACTAGGTGTCACTGAAGGTGTAGCTGTATTACTAGGGGTTACACTAGCTGTTTTACTTGGAGTAATAGATGGAGTAGCTGTATTACTTGGTGTCACAGTATTACTTGGTGTTACAGTATTACTTGGTGTTACAGTATTACTTGGTGTTACACTTGGTGTAGCTGTGTTACTTGGTGTAGCTGTATTTGAAGGTGTTACTGTGTTACTTGGAGTAACTGAAGCTGTTACACTTGGTGTTACTGAAGCAGTTCTACTTGGAGTAATACTAGGAGTAGCTGTATTTGAAGGAGTAACTGTGTTACTTGGTGTTACAGTATTACTTGGTGTTACACTTGGTGTAGCTGTGTTACTTGGAGTAACAGTATTACTTGGAGTAGCTGTATTAGAAGGAGTAATACTAGGTGTTACTGTGTTTGATGGTGTGACAGTATTAGAAGGAGTGACAGTATTACTAGGTGTCACAGTTGCTGTTATACTTGGAGTAACAGAAGCAGTTCTTGAAGGTGTTATACTTGGAGTAGCAGTGTTACTTGGAGTCACAGTATTTGATGGTGTAACTGTATTTGATGGTGTTACACTTGGGGTAGCTGTATTACTAGGAGTAACAGTATTGCTTGGTGTCACAGTGTTTGAAGGTGTGACAGTATTTGAAGGTGTTATACTCGCAGTAACTGAAGGAGTAACTGATGGTGTAACAGTATTAGATGGTGTGACAGAAGCTGTTACAGATGGAGTCACACTTGGTGTTGCTGTATTACTTGGAGTTACACTTGCTGTACGTGATGGAGTTACACTAGGTGTTGCTGTGTTACTTGGTGTCACAGTGTTTGAAGGTGTTACAGTATTTGAAGGTGTAACAGTGTTTGAAGGTGTTACACTTGGAGTTACAGTATTTGAAGGTGTTACAGTATTACTTGGAGTAACTGTATTACTTGGAGTAATACTTGCAGTTACAGATGGAGTTACACTTGGAGTAACTGTGTTACTAGGAGTAACAGAAGCTGTTACTGAAGGTGTAACTGAAGGTGTAGCAGTGTTACTTGGAGTTACACTTGCTGTACGTGATGGAGTTACACTAGGTGTTGCTGTATTTGAAGGTGTTACTGTACTACTTGGAGTGACAGTATTACTAGGTGTTACAGTATTTGAAGGTGTAACACTAGGTGTCGTTGTATTTGAAGGTGTGACTGTGTTACTTGGAGTCACAGTATTTGATGGAGTTACACTAGGTGTTACTGTATTTGAAGGTGTAACAGTATTTGAAGGTGTAACAGTATTAGATGGAGTCACACTTGGAGTCACAGTACTACTTGGAGTAACTGTACTACTAGGTGTAACTGTGTTTGATGGAGTTACACTTGGAGTCACAGTACTACTTGGTGTGGCTGTGTTTGAAGGTGTTACAGTATTTGAAGGGGTAACAGTGTTACTTGGAGTTACAGTACTACTTGGAGTAACAGTATTTGAAGGTGTATTTGATGGAGTAGCTGTGTTACTTGGTGTTACTGTAGGTGTTACTGTTGGAGTAACAGTAGGTGTAGCTGTAGGAGTTAAAGAAGGAGTTCTTGAAGGACTAGCACTAGCTAAGTGATTATAACCATACCATTCAGAAACAGCATATGGAGGTGTAGCGTTAGGATAATATTGGCTATTATAATTAATAGGTACATATTGTCCTAATGAAGCAGATTCTAAAGATAAAGGAGTTTGAGATGGTATACCCAGCTCAACTCTAATATCGTTTAAACCTAAAGAACCTGATATTGGTAAAGTCATACTCCTGTAACTTGTTTTTTATTCTACTTATTTAGCAGATTTTAATTCAATAATTTCTTGTTGTAGTTCTTTTATTGCTTGAATTAATAAAGGAACTATTTTTTCATACTTAACTGCTTTATATCCACTGTCTCTATCTGTCACTACTTCAGGTAGTACTTCTTCTATTTCTTGAGCTATCACACCCACATCATGTCCAGTGAAACCATGTAATGCTACTAACTCTTCTTCATTTTTCCAATCAAACTCATATCCACCTATTTTATTTAGTTTGTGTAAAGCATTTGAAATTGGTGTTATATTCTCTTTAAATCTGATATCTGATGTTGAGAATGCTACAACATCATTTGAAGCATCAATTCTTCCAGCTGTAGTAGATGGAGAAATAGAACCTACTGCTAAACTACCAACCATTTGTGTATTACCACTACCGTTTATGGTCATTCTAACAGATGCGTTACTAACATCAACAAAACGTAAACTTGGTGTTGATGTATTACCATAAACATCAATATACCATCCTGTAAGATTATCAGATGCTCTACCAAAACTTACCTGACCTCCTTCATTTGTATTATCAATTCTTCCAGCTTTAATTTCTCCGTAAAGTACATCAAATGAACCTGTTACAGTTAAACTACCTGTTGGAATAACTACAGTACCATAAAGTGTTTGAGTATCGTTAGCTGCATCTCCAAACTGGTTTGAACCAGATGAATAAATAACAGAGGCAGTTTCGTAAATAGTATTTAAATAAGTTATAGATGCGGTTCCATTTACAGTTAAGTTACCTGTTATAGTACCTCCTGTTAATGGAAGATATGATGGAGCATATGAAGCAGTTTCAGCGTAAGAAGCACTTACAGCATTTAAAACATAAGATGCTGTTTGAGCTATTTGAACATAACTAGATGTTACAGCATTTAAAGCCCAACTAGATGTTCCAAATAATGAACCTGTAATACCATTACTTACATTTAATGAACCTGTAATAATAGTATTTCTAGTAAGATCAATTTTAGTACTTGTAGCTATAATTTTATCAGAATTACCAGCTTGAATAGCTAATGTTTGTGATGCTGAAGTATAATATATTAAATAGTTAGTACCTGTAGGTGAAGCATATGAAACACCTGAGTTACCATAACTATTGTATGTTACTAAATAATCATTATTACTTGAACTTAAATATATTCTAGGTTCAGTAGCAGCATACATAGTAACACTTCCATAGTTATTAGTACCAGTGAATATATCAATATTATCAGTTCTATTATCTCTTATACTACCAGTTAATAAAGTACTACTACCACTAAAAACAGGAATATAATTATTAGCACCACCCAAAATATTAGATGCTGTGTTAGCATAAGTCGCGTATGACGCACTTACTGCTTGTAAAACATAACTAGCAGTTTGAGCTAAAGTTACATATGAAGCTGTACTAGCGTTTAATGCTTGAGAAGCATATGAAGCAGTACCAGTCACATTACCAACTACATTACCTGATAATGAAGCACTAAGTGCGGATTGATTAATCCACTTATTAGCAGTTGTACTATAAGCTAATGGTTGATAATCTGTAGGTCCTGAGATTAATACATCAGATAATCCTGATAGTGTTTGTGTTATTATTGATCCACCACCACCTGATCCTCCTACTTGTCTAAATAAGCCTCCAGGTACTATTGTAAAGTCAGCAGCATCTGTAAATACACCATCACCGTTAATTACAATAGCACCCAGATAAATTGCATTAGCTGCTGTGTTAGGAGCTTCTACAAATGGTTCTATATTAATATTAGCAATAGCTTCTGATTCGCTTGTATATACTGCATTACCATAGTAAACAACTATTGCTTTTGTTACTGAATTAGGGAACCAGAATACTCTTTGGATAGTCCACCTTGATGCTACAGGTGAAGGTACTAATGTTAATACTCCGTTATTTGAATATTGTGTTGGATCAATAGTTGCAAAACCAGCACCTGCGTTTGTTAAATAAACCCAGCTAGATCCTGATTGATAGTATCTAAATATTTTAGATACATTAGTACCAGAGTCAACTGTATAATAAGGTTCGTTTGGATCTATAGTATAGTTAGAACCAGGAGAATAAGCAGTACCACTTCCTACAACTAAACTACCTGTACTTGATCCACTAGGTGCTAAAGTATATCCTGATAATTTTAAAGGTCCAAATGCTCTATTGAATACATTTTGTGCTTGCTCAAAACCATATGCTACAGTAGGTTGTGTTTTAACACCATTAATTGTAGATTGGTTTTGGAATAATACGTTACCAATGTTTATTATAGTATCAAATTGACCATTACTAAAAGGTGTTCCTTGAGCGTAGATATTATTGGTTGAATCAATACCAACAAAAGCTTGTTGATAAGAAGCTGTAAGTGGTGCTATACTAGCAGATAAATTTCCCCAGTTTAAATACTGTATTACAGGATAAGGATCATCACTTAAACTTGCATTTAAATCAACAATAATACCACTACCACTACTAATTTGATAAACAGTAGAGGATTGGGTTGTAATTACACCTCCATTTAATAAACCAGTGTATAAGTTACCTTCTAACCAACGTAAACGAGTTGTGTTAGCATATCCATTACCATTTTGAGAAAAATATAAATCATTTGTTGAACCAGAAACAAAAATATAAGATGCTGAAATGGAAGTGTCTATATTTTTTTCAACAGGTAAAAATTTAATTACACCGTTAG